TAGATATCCCATTAGTAGCATTATCATCGTCTCGATCTCTATGATATTTATACCACGTATCTGTACTAATGTATTGAAGTCTTTTATTTTCAGTAGAGTAAGTGCCATCAGCTATAATCTGAAAACTATTCCATTCCATAGACTTCAATTCTACAGGATTTGAGTATTCAGTCTGACCTACGACTAGAGATGTTGCTTCCTCCGCCGCATTAAAGGGCCATTCGTACTGCATTGTGTTTAAATCAAATACGGCAGAGTTAATTGCGTCCTTGGCGGCAGCTTGTATACCTCTAGCTGAAGCAAAATCCGTTGTACTTAACTCTACTTCATTAAGGCGTCTTAGAAGCCTATTTGTAAGATTGATGAATACAGTCATTATGCGACCTTCTTAAACGGTGTTGTCGGTGTGGATGTGCTTGTGGTTTTAAACGGTGCAGAGGTAAGGTCTTGAGCTGTAGATGTGCTAAAGGGCGTTTCGTGTATCGCAGTGAACGTAAATACGCTTGTAGAAAAGCTTGTAGACGGTAGGCCTAATGTTCCACTAATATTTCCAAGATATACTATATTTGGAGATATACTGACTATTGGGCTAATCTGTATTAATGCATCGGCTACTCTTACACGTTTACCATCAGTAGATGCACTTGAAGTAATAGTTTCAGAAGAACTGGTTTTTATAATTCTCTGAGTATGTATAGTATTTGAGATAGAAATACTGCCCGATATTACCGCATCGATGACGGTTCCAGTATAACCTTGAGCACCAAACGATACACTTACATTACCAGCAATGTCGCCTGTTCTAACTCTAACAGCGGGTAGAGTTCCTGATGCGGTGATCAATCCACTCGCCGCACCATCATTTACGATCTCAGTTTTTGCTACTGAACCCGTTGCTGAAACAGAACCAACCGCTGCGCCATCATTCAGTCTATCCGCATCTACCGTACCTGTGGCAACTACAGACCCGCTTGCACTGAAGTCTTTGATCCTATCGGCATCAACCGTACCTGTGACAGATATTGAGCCAGATGCTGGGGCGGCGAGATTTATATTACCACTTTGGCTGGTGGTTGATGATACATCAGTCGATGCAGCGCCTACTCGTACTCTTCTAGCGTCTGTAGCGCTTGAGGAAGAGATTGATGCGGATGCGCTTGCTTCCCGTACCCTTGCAGGGTCAACCGTGGCTGAAGAGGTTATTGTTGCGGCTGGAGCACCAATTGCTGTGATTTTACCATCAACGCCTGTCGAGACCGTAATATCTCTGCTTGCTTTACCAACTTTGATAATTGACTCAGCAACAGCAGTAATTTCCATCTCGTCGGTGATGGAGCCTTCAACCGCTAGTCGTCCAGACACAGACGCAGTGATGGCTTCTGACTGAGTAATAGCGCCCTCAACCGCCAATCTACCAGCGAATGTGCCAGTTACAGCAGCAGATTCAGTAATATCACCAGTAAAGACGAGTTTCGGGCGTAGAGATGATGTGACTGAAACTGTCCCTACGGCCTCGACAGTGCTGATGACTTTTGCACTGACGCTAGAAGTCGATGTAATGTCTGCTGAAGCAGGAGACTTATGACCTATTGCAGCAGTAACGCTGGAACTACTCGTTACGTCAGTTGAAACCCGTACCCGCTCAGTAATATCACCATCTATAGTCGAAGACGTTGTGATAGTGCCAGATGCACTTACTGGCTCAGTAATTCTCGCTGCAACACTAGAGGAGCTTGCAATTTCACCAGATACTCTGATGCCCTCATCTACGATTGCAGAGACTGTCGAAGTGACTGCTATCGTGCCAGAGATTTCAGACGCACGTTTCCGCTGATATACTGTGCTTGTGACAGTGTTTGTTGATGCCTCAACATCTGCCACCCTGACCCGCAACGCATCCAGTGATGAGGATGCAGCAATTGTCCCAACAACATCTGCAACCTTAACAATTCTGGCAGAAACAGAACCCGACGAAGTGATACTACCAGCCGCTGGTATGCCTTCATCATTGATAGCAGACACAGAGCTTGCGGTAGAAATACTTGCCGTTGCATCGACGGTGCGGATACTCCCAACAGACAAGTTGCTAGAAGATGATATTGATCCGGATGCTTCGACTGTGCGAATGCGGATGTAATCAGGGCTAGTTGTGGAAGTTACTGTCGCAGCAGCTTCACCGAGATTGATCTTCTGCGCATCCACCGAAGTGGTAATACTTACATCGCCAAGAGGTACAAGGATATTTGCTTTCTGAGCATCGACAGAACTGGTTGTCGTTATTGTTCCAGTGGCGGCTGCATCAATCGCAGCAATTCGACCGTTTACTGACGCTGTGACCTCTGAAGATGCAGTAATAGACCCTTCAACAGCCAGCCTTCCAGAAACTGATCCTGTGACCGCCTCAGATTGTGTGATACTGCCACTAGCAGATTTTACAGCGGGGATAGTCGATTGTGTGACCGCATTGGAGCTTGTGATAGCTCCCTCAACAGCAAGCCTACCAGAAACTGATCCTGTAACTTCGGGGGTTTCGGTAATGTCTCCATCAACCGCAAGTCTACCAGAAGTCGATACTGTAACCGCTATGGTTTCTGTGATGTCACCAGTAGTAGTTCCACGGGCAGTTGCAGAAGATGTTGCAGTTATTGATCCCGTTGCAGAAACTTCACGAATTAGGGTAGCAGCAAATGAGCTTGTAGAAGTTACTGTGGCAGCGGCATCGACAGTTGCTACTCTAATAGCATCTATTGAGGTGGTGGCTGCTACAGAAGCGCTGGCTGCCCCTAACCGTAATTTTTCACCAACGACACTTGAAGTGGATGCTACAGAACCAGACGCTTCAGCTACATTTATCTTCTGCGCATCGACGCTAGTTGTTGCTGCAATTGAAGCGGCTGCATCAACTCCTCTGATCCGTACATAATCAAGTGCGGGAGTGACCGCTATTGTGCCAGATGCATCGTTATTACGGATGCGAATGCCGACATTAGCCGTAACAGTGTTCGAGGACGCTATGCCCGTGATTGTCCTGATGCGGATATAATCAACGGAGCTTGTGCTTGATACAGAAGCCAGAGCATCAGCAGTTTGGATCTTTTGATAATCTACGGAAGAGGTGCTTGCGATAGAAGCTGTTGCCGCCCCTTCTTTTAATCGATCTGCGTCAGTCGAAGTGGTACTAGAAATTGTACCAGTAGCAGCGGCTGTAACGACCTTAATAGCGTCGATTGAGGCGCTGGAGGTAATTGTACCAGTTACGGAGCTATCAGTGGCGACCTCAGCATCTATGCTGGTTGTAGAAGCAATTGAAGCAGAACCATTCGCTACTCTCACTCTCACCGCATCGAGGCTTGTGGTGGAAGCTATAGACGCAGCACCTTCTGCAACTCTGACCTTTAACGCATCGATGCTGGTTGTAGAGGAAGCTGATGCAGCAGCTTCAGCAGGTAGAACTTTAGCAGCATCGACTGTATTCGTAGCAGCCACGGACGCACTTGCAGCGCCTTCCACAATGATTTCAGCCACAACAGCATTCGTAGACGTGATATTCGTAGAAGCGGATGCCTCCACAAAATTAGCGTCGAGCGCCCCTAAAGGAGCGGATGCTAATGGGTGAAATCCTAACATAAGTTAGCCTTTAACCTTCAACAAAAACGTAAACAGAACCTGCATTGCTGGCAGTAGTGTCTTCCTCATTAGCGCCTACTATCGCCGTACTTCCATCGCCAGACATAGATACGGCAACGCCAAATTTATCATTACTTCCCGCATTACTTGCGAGTAGTTGATCTTGCTCAGTCCAAGTGGTCCCTGATCTCGTAAAGACATAAGCAGCGCCAGAGTCATTTGGAACAGTGTCTTCGTAAGCTGCTCCTACTATTGCCGTATCTCCATCACTAGAGATACCTACAGATATCCCAAAATAATCAAATGCTGCCCCATCACTTGCCGTTAGTTTAGCTTCTTGGGACCAAGTTGTGCCTGATCTAGTGAAGATGTAAGCAGCGCCAGCGCCATCTGCGGCCTCATCTTCCAAATAAGCACCTGATATTATATTATCCCCATCTCCAGAAACACGCACATACTTTCCGAAGAAATCAGATCCTTGCGCATCGCTTGCTTGTATTTTTGCCTCTTGAGACCATGTTGAGCCTGATCTAGTGAAAATATAAACCGAACCAGCATTCGATGCTGTAGTATCTTCGTTGGGCGCACCTACTACTGCCGTGTTTCCATCGTTAGAGATAGAAACATCTTCTCCAAATTTATCACTTGCTTGGTCATCACTTGCCACTATTTTAGCTTCTTGGGACCAAGTTGTGCCTGATCGAGTGAAAATATACGCAGATCCAGCATCCCCGCCACCAGTATCTTCGTTGGGCGCACCCACTATTGCCGTGTTTCCGTCACTATCTATGGAGACAGCATATCCGAAATAATCACTAGCCCCTGCATTAGAGGCAATTATTTTAGCTTCTTGGGTCCACGTTGTGCCTGATCTGGAGAAGATATACGCAGCGCCAGCATCTGTGCCACCAGCGTCTTCCAAACGTGCTCCTACTATTGCGTAGGTGCCATCAGCGGAAATATCTACACTCCAACCAAAGTAATCACTCCCTGCTCTATCAGTGGCGTATATTTTTTGCTCCTCAGACCAAGTTGTGCCTGATCTAGTGAAGATGTAAGCAGCGCCAGATGCTGACCCTCCAACGTCTTCCAAATAAGCCCCTACTATGATTCTGTTTCCATCACTGGAGCTAGATACAGAATATCCAAAATAATCAGTGGCCGCTGCATCAGAAGCCTGTAACTGAGCCTGTTGTGAAGCGTTTGCCCAACTTAAAAATGCTATGCTAAAGCTATGACTCACATTGGACACATTTGTCCCGTCAGACACATCAAAACGAATTGTTACAGTCCCGCCCGTTGCAGATGCTGGAGTTAAGGTGAAGACATTACTGCTTTGGTTTGTTACAGGGAAGCTGGGGGAGCTAATTACGTTAGTCGCCGTGCCGCTTGTAACAGTAGCAGAGTAACTGAGAGTTTCTAGGTCAGCATCAGATGCGTTGATTGTAATAACCGTATTGCTTCCCGCCGTAAGCGTGAAAGTACCATCAGCGGTGAGGTTGTTAGCCCCAGCGCCGCCTGTATTCTCAGAGAAGCTATCAATAGTGGGCGCTACGTTTGTAATACTGGCAAGCAAGTAGAACCCAGAGGTTTGCTTCACATACAGCCTATTATTATCCGTTTCGTAGTGAAGCGTCCCTTCATCGGCACTTGCGGCATCGGTTAACATCGCCGCCTGATTTGCATGAACAGTTACGCCGCTTCCAGAGCTATCTGCAAACTGAACTCCACCAGAGCCTGTGCTTTGAAGAACCTGACCGCTTGTGCCATCATCTAGGGCGGCGGCTAGGGCGCTGAGATTGGAATTATTGCTCATAGCTTAACCTTTGACAAAAATGTACCCAGCGTCAGCATTATAAGCACCTATAATTGCTGAATCGCCATCGCTGATAGAAACGCTAGCCCCAAAAAATTTACCAATCGCTGCATCACTGGCGTATACTTTTGACTCTTGAGACCACGTTGTTCCCGACCTACTATAGAAATACGCTGCACCACCATTGCTATAACCTGATCCAGCGTCAAGACGAGCGCCAGCAAGAAACAGATCCCCATCACTATTGATAGACACATCAAATCCAAAATTATTAGCGGTTGAATCAGGGTTTGCTATGACCTGTTGCTGAGACCATGTTGAACCTGATCTTGTGAAAATATATACCTGAACAGCATAAGAGCCTACGATAGCGTAGTTACCATCTTCATTAAGATCCAAAGACCTCCCAAACTGATCACTCTGCTGCGCATTACTAGCTGTTAACTTAGCTTGCTGAGACCATGTTGAGCCAGAACGGGTGAAGACATAAGCAGCGCCTTGATCAGTGTAGGTACTATCATCAAGGTGCGCCCCTACAAGTAGCGTATTTCCATCGCCAGAAAGAGCGACATCAAATCCAAAATTATCATTAGCCGCTTTATCACTAGCTGTTAACTTAGCTTGCTGGGACCATGATGTGCCAGAACGGGTGAAGATATATACAGCCCCAGCATCTGTGTAGGTAGCATCTATATATGGAGACGCTACTGCTACTGTATTCCCATCATCAGATATAGCGACCTTGTACCCAAGTTGATCACTAGCCGCTAGATCATTAGGCTTCAATTTTGCTTGCTGAGACCATGATGTTCCTGATCTGACGAAAACATAAGCTGCGCCTGAGTCTGAATAGGTCGTGTCTTCTGCGCTAGCGCCAATTATTGCTGTATCGCCATCACTATCTAAAGCGACATTCTCCCCAAAAAAGTTGTAAGTTGCTGCATCACTAGCTGTTAACTTAGCTTGCTGAGACCATGATGTCCCTGACCTGACATAAACATAAGCTGCACCAGCATATTGTGAGGGGGAGTCATGCAAACGAGCGCCTACAATAGCATAATTTCCATCAGTGGAGATATAACTAGACCATCCAGCATAATCACCCGCTGCTGTATCAGAACCCACCAATTTAGCTTGTTGCGAAGCCCCAGACCAACTTGCAAAGTTCAAAGTAAAGGTTGTTGAATTATCAACAGAAGTATTGACACCATCTGTTACTGAAAAGGTCACTGCAAAAGTTCCACCACTTGGGGCAGTTGTTGAGGAACTGGGCGTAAGTGTGAATACGTTAGAGGACTGAGAAATTGTGGCTAGGACAGTGCTTGTATCGGTGCTTGTCGTGATGTTTACCGAACCACCCCCATCAGTAAGCGAAGCTGAGAAAGCTGTACTTGTACCTGCTGCTGCCGACCACGTTAGATCATCTGCTTCTGGATCAGGGTCAACCGATCCCGTAACACTGCTAGTCGTAGTGCCATTGTCTGCAAGTGTGTAAGCAGAAGATGTTCCACTACCACCACCAGAGATAGCTATAGAAACCGACTGTGGCCCTTGGTTCGTAACCGTAGCAATCAAATACCAACCCGCCGCCTTGCGAACAAAGATTTTATTCAAATCTGTTACGAGCGCCATATCCCCAGCAGAAGGGCTACTGATAGCCCCTAAAGCAGTTAGGCTTTCAACAACAGTTACGCTTGAACCCGCATCGCCGAACTCCAAGCCATCCGCACCCGTATTCACAACAATCGCCTGACCCGCACTTCCCAAGGAGGTAGGTAAAGAGGTAGCTATCGATTGAGCTACGTTTCCAAGATCTCTACTTTTAGTCATTCAATTTTTACCCCGGGACAAAAACATAAACTGAGCCAGAATTTGTTGCAGTGGTGTCTTCCAAATGAGCACCTACAATAACCGTGTCGCCATCTGAGGAAATAGTGACCGCTGAGCCGAACATATCACTAGATTCTGGATCACTGGCTTTTAGTTTTGCTTGTTGAGACCAAGTCGTACCTGATCTGGTGAAAACATAAGCTGCACCAGAGTCTGTCGCAGTGGTGTCGTCATATAAACAACCTATGATGGCGATATCCCCATCGCCAGAAATAGCGACAGAATTTCCAAAATAATCATTAGCGTCTGCATCACTGGCCTGTAGTTTGGCTTGTTGGGACCAAGTCGTACCAGAACGTGTAAAGATATAAGCGGAGCCAGCGTTTGTTGCAGTGGTGTCTTCATATCTCGAACTTATGACGGCGGTGTTTCCATCTGAATCAATAGAGACAGAATACCCGAAATAATCACTAGATTCTGCATCACTGGCTTGTAGTTTTGCTTGTTGAGACCAAGTCGTACCAGAACGTGTAAAGATATAAGCGGAGCCAGCGTCTGTTGCCGTGGTGTCTTCGGCAAAAGAGCTTATAATGGCTGTATTACCATCGTCTGATAGAGAAAGAGACATCCCAAATTGGTCACTAGCTTCTGCATCACTGGCCTGTAGTTTGGCTTGTTGACCCCATGATGTCCCTGATCTGGTGAAAACATAAACAGAGCCAGCATTTGATCCATTAGTGTCTTCCGTATTAGCACCTACAATAGCTGTATCGCCATCGTCTGATATAGCAACAGCCCGCCCAAAAGAATCACCAGCTTGTGCATCACTGGCTTGTATCTTAGCTTGTTGAGACCACGTTGTGCCTGATCGTGTAAATATGTAGGCAGCGCCAGCGTCTGATGCAGTAGTGTCTTCTTGGAGCGCACCCATGATGACTGTATTTCCATCGTCTGATATAGCGACAGAACATCCAAAGTTGTCATACGCTTGTGGATCACTTGCCTTTAGTTTTGCTTGTTGAGACCAAGTCGTACCAGAACGTGTTAATATATAGGCAGCGCCGTTGTGTGTGTCAGTGGTAGAATCATATTTCGCACCTACAATAGCCGTGTTGCCATCTGAAGAAATAGAGAGAGCCTCTCCAAACCACGTACCATTAGCATCACTGGCTTGTATTTTGGCTTGTTGAGTGGCGTTTGCATAACTTATAAAGGACAAGGAAAATGCTGCTACAGATGTCGCTGCGTTAATATTATCCGACACAGTAAAAGTTAAACTAAAAGTCGTGGCATTCGAAGCATGAGGGGTAATAGTGAACACATTCTCACTCGCACCCGTGCCTTGGGTTACTGTGGTGCCATTTAAACTGCCTGACGTAACGCTGTAAGAGTATACCAGATCTGTGCCTTCATCTGCATCAGAGGCCGTGACCGTAATAACGGTATTAGTGCCACCAGTTAAAGTAAACGGTGTGGTGTTGCTCGAAGCATCCGCTACACTAGAAATAGTTGGAGTAGTATTGATAACCGCAATCCTGTACCACCCATTACCGTTGTTTTGGTAAAGTGACGTGTTGGCGGAGACATATGCAAGATCACCCGCTGACGGGCTAGAGGCGTTTAGCAAGTAAGTGGCACCAGAAGGAGTGCCATCAGTGCCAGACAGACCTGTGTAGACTGTTACCCCAGAGCCGCTAGCGTCTGCGAACTCAAGGGCGGTAGCCCCAGAATTGACTTGTAGAATTTGTCCCGCTGTTCCTAGTGAACTAGGCGTGTCGGTTAATCCTATAAGGGTGCCACTATCTGCCAACGCCCCATGCTCAACCACCTCAATCTTATCGCCAGTTGTAGGGCTTGAGTTGGTGAGGTCTATTGTTGTGCCGTTGCTTGCGGTGTAGTCGGTGCCGCTCAAAAGTTTCACGCCATTAAGATAGATCGCCACCTTATTAGCAGTGTAATTTGTGGTGAGGACTTTCGTAGACGTGTTGTACTCTGAGGATGTTCCGACTGTAAAAACGGTAGAAGAATAAGGAGAAGCAAAAGGTGTTCCGTATTCGACGACAGTAACAATATCCGAGGCGGCACAAGCAGAACCTAAGACTACAGAAGTGCCATTCGTGGCGGTGAAATCTGAGGCTGCGAGTTTAGCCCCGTTCAGAAATACGCTGATGCTTCCGACTGTATAGCCGACCGTAAAAGTGGTCGTTGCGGAACCTGTGAACTCAGTCTGCTTTACTGGATCAGTCAGTGTGCCAGAGATGCTAGAACCGCTGATTGTGATTGTTTTTGTAGCGCCCGTACCTGTGGCTTGAACCCCTGCTCCAGCAAAGTTGAGAGTAGTTGCTGTGGTGGTGAGCGCACTACCTTCGTCTTGTACTGTGATACCGCCAGATGCAGTGCTACTGATTGTCCCATCGGCAGCAATTGTAATGTTGTTTCCAGCGGTTAGCGCTGCCACGACATTGGTGGTATCAGTGACATCTGCTGAGGCTTCTACACCATCTAACTTTGTTTTATCGGCGGCACTCATTAGCCCAGCGGCTGAAGTGGTAGCGTTGGAATAAGTCGTGATGTCGCTGTAATTAGCGACCTTAACCCAGCTACCACTATGAGCAAAATATAGCGCCCCTTCACCATGCACATGATAGATGCGCCCGTGGTTGTCAGATGCTGATGGAAGATCCGAAGTGCTAGAGAATGCTTCTACAATTTGAATATCTTGAAATGCGGGTGTTAAAAAAACGGTATGCGTCCCACTCGCCAAACTCAAAAGAGAGCCTGTGCTAGAAGAACGCAGTGACCGTGTTAGATTTAATGAGGAGTGTGTATATGTGCCTGTGCCGATTTCCCACGCAGACCCACTCTCAATTACATATCCGACAGTCTCCCCATCTAATGAGGATGGGAATGCCTGATAGCCCGACACAGCAGTAGATGAGAGTGTAATCGCACCTGTACCCGTCGAGGTCGAGGTGACCTTAACCCGATCCGCAAATTGAGGCATGGGAAATCCTTAGTCTAGGGCTATAGAGATCGAACCAGCGGGAAAACGCAAAGTATCGCCGCTACCAATTGTTTTAGTGGCATCCAAAGCACCGATAAAAAACGGGCGGCGCTGAGAAACTGTGGCGTTTCCACTGCCAGTACCGAGTGTAACTCCAGATCCAGCAGGGTACTTTGGATATCGGTTTTGTGCTTGATAAGTTGCGGTTCCAATTTTGTCACCACCACAAAAAATAGCAAAATGGGTTAGGTCTCCCCAGCTATTGGTAGCCTCTGGAAACTCTACCGCATTGGAATTTGTAATTGTTGTGGTTCCATTCGAAGTGGACGCCGCACTGAACTCAATTTGGGGTCGTGTGTACCCATAGAGTGAATAAAATGAGAGGTTGGAAGCAGTACCACCACCATATCCGGGTTCTTGAGAACCCGCATCATCCTCACTATTAGCCCCACCGCTACCAAACGCTGACGTGGATACGCCCAACCAAAAGCGTTTGTTGTTTGCAGTCCCGTCTTGAAATTCCCATGTAGAATATGAACCAAACGGCGAATTACCACCGTCCAGACCCATCAAATTGATAAGGTGATATTTCGAAAAAAGGCCATCGCCATTAGTGTTAAGATTGTTACTTGAATATTGCAGCACATTAGGAAGAGTTATATCGAAATCACCCGAAGCAATTCTAAACTGATCCCCAACATTTGTTGTCACAGCGGCACTAAATGACCCAATCATTAGGGGCTTCTGTCCGTTATCAGCATCGATAGTAGATGAAGATGTGCCGTTGGAGGGAAGCGCATCTTCATACAAAGCCCAATAGCCAATATCTCCCCAGTTGGAAGTCGTAGCTTCGGGAAAACTTATTTGGGAATTATTTGTAGACCCCGCATTGTAAGTGCTTGTATCATTGAAATTATTAAATACGTTGACCCGACTGTAGCCGTTGCCGTTGTAGGTTGTGCCAGATGATCCGGGTTCTTTTGCCAGTGCTTGCGAAGCCGTATCCGACTCCGAAAACGCTGTTGTAGAGAGACCCAGATAAAGTGACGTGAGTTTTGTCATCTCAGTCACTCCGAAGATGTGATCCAGCAGCTTCCGCTCCATGAAATCCGTCAGAATAGCCATCTGGCACTCTCCTAATTAGTCGATGTTGATGTCCAGATCCCCTGCTGGGATGCGGAAGATGTCGCCCGAAGCGATTGCTTTGTCTGTTGTTAGCTGCGCATGTGCGATCATATCGCTCGCTGTGCCGCCTGTTGATGCTGGCATAATCATTACTGCTACGACTGTGCCATAGGACGCTGTGGCCTCTGGGAACTCAATCGCAGACGAGTTGGACGCATTGTTGCCAGAAACCGTGAAAGTCACGGACTGACGGGCATATGCTGTTCCAGAGGTTGATACCTCAGTTCCCAGAGCGGAATCTGTGGGATCAGTTGTGCAAAGCGCCACGTACCAACTTGTTGGGCGAGTAACGCTATCTGTGGTTAAAAGATATTTGAGAGTATGTGTCTCAAAGCTATCAGAAAGTGACATGAGCTTCTCCTCAGATTGTCATTGAAAATGAGGAGACCCTAACACTGTCTCCTACAACTAGGTTTGCGTTGGAGAGAACGAGGTCACCACCACCGTTCAATCCACTTACTGTGCCAGAGAAAATCTCTTGGCCTTCTGTATTGAACACTTTAAAAATAGAAGCGGTCCCAGCATTAACAGTGTTATCTCTAGTAACTGTATTTGCTAGGACCGTTCCATTATTCGCTGGCCCAAAGGCCGGATTGGATAAGGGCAACGTGGCTAACTCAGTATTGGAACTATCCAGTATTTGCACAGAACCTGCTGAGCCAGTTCCTAAATCTATTAGATCTACAATACCATCCAAAGCAGCATTTCTAGCGGCTACGGTTAGCGTAATAGACATTGCCCTTAACCTTTTCTACGCAGCGTTGTAACGAGCGGTTACAATTGCTTCTGGTCTCAGGATCTTGCGACCATAGAGGTGCATACCTCTACAGATGTCACTAAATGAGTCTGGGTCACGATAGGTCTCAACCTTGTTAAGCTGTTCTGCTGTAGCAACTGCTGAGCTATGACCTGCAACTAGCACTCCGTAGTTGTCGTCCTGCGCCGTAGTTCCAGTGGTTCCGGCTCCCGTACCTACTGATGGCAGGTTTGAGCTTTGGTATACTTTGAAACCGTGGAAGTTGTTTACGACCAAACCATTCCGAAGACCACCGGACTCGCCCCAATCGGCTTGCATGAATCGTGAGTCTTCGTCACGAAGGATTTCCATGAAAATTGGGTCTACAACGAGCCATCTTGAATCACGGTCAACTTGTTGTTGATCGAGAAGACGCGCCATACGTGCTACAAGCATAGCTGGCGAAATGGTTGTTGTTGGAAGTGCCGTTGCACCCGGAAGACGGGCAGCAATTGGAATTGAATCACCTGTTGTGCTAGCAGATGCTGCCGTAGTGATATTTCCAAAATTTGCCATAAATAACTTATTTGCAGCGAGTAATTCGTCGTTACCCGCGCTTGTGTTAGCCTTCGTGCCGTTCACATCACCTGATGCTGAGCGTACTGCGCTGGCATTTGCATGCAGTGCAGATTGCTTGTAACCAGACAAGTAACCTAGTACTTCTTGGTCATGCTGATCGGCGAGTCGATAGGCTGCTCGATCAACCGCAAGTTGCATGAAATTGATGTGACTGTGAGCTTCCTCGATGTCATCCAATTTGAACGCAAAGTAGTTAGCCTTATCGATGACCAGTTGGAAGTCATCATCTTGGAGATCTTGTGTCGTAATTGAAGTGCCGCGCTTCAGTTCGCTGACTGAAATATTTGGCTCCTTCATTATGCGAACCGTATCCCCTGCTGAGGCGATCTCTCCGAAATAATCAGAGTTTGTGATATCGCCTACAACTGTAGATTTGCGGAACTCCAGCTGGACCTTTTTTGAAAAAATGGTTGGACTGAAGTTTCCATTGGGTAAGTTTGTATACCCACTTGCTGATGAAAATGCCATCTTTGTTCCTCCGTAAATGGCTGATTTGAACCGTCAGGATCACGAAGAGATGTGGCAGTGCTTACTCAGGGTGGTGCGAACAGGCCTGAGCACTGGTAGACATATTTTTCTTCTGGGAAAATGTAAGAAGAGTAGGCACTAATGTGCGGTCTTACTTACCTTAATTATAACACAAGTTGTGCTATTAATTCAATAGTTAACGAGCAGCGCCTGACACGTCATAGATAAAATTACCGCTGCTCATTGCTTCCATGATAGCTTGCTCATTTTTAGAGTATTCAGCCATAGACATACGTTCTATCTGGCTCTCGCTAAACTGAGCTTTACCGTTGGTTGTGGGGCGTGAAGAAGATGTACGTCCTACCGACTGAGCGGCGGATTTAGGTGACTTCTTTCTCTTGCCCATATCTACTTTGTACAAGTCAATAGCTCTAGCCGCTGATAAAGCGTCTTTGTTATTTTTGTACAAGGCATCTTGAATTGTTTGAGGCTGTGTAGATGCCCAATGATGAAAATTGGGGTCTTGCCTAATCTCTGCAAAATCCGGATGCAGACGTAATAGTTGTTGCTCCGCATCTTTTCGCGTTAGCTTATTCTCCAAACTTTCTAGCCGTTTCTTTCCCTCATCTAGGGCAACCATCGCTTCATTAGCGCGTTTCTGTGCTATGGTATCAACGATCTGTGCTACGTCTGGGTACTTTTTACTCCACGCTTCAATTTCTTCGTCCGTTTTGGGGAATTTAATCTGCGCCTTCGAAGCGTCATCTAGCTGGCGTCTTAAAGCTTCAATCTCTAAAGATTTCTGCTGCATCACATTGTTCATGTGTGTGCGTAAATCACCATAACGCTTACGAAAGGTTTCTTCTTCTGGATCCTCCACTGGAGTGTTATCCTGTACTTGTTGAGCTAGTTGATTAAGCTCGCCACGCACCTGTCTTTCTTGCTCACCTAGATTATCTAGATGTGCTCCTCGATATTTTGCCATGTTATGCTCTTGATTGGGGGCCGTTTACGGGTAGCCCAGTTTGTTAAATGATGAATTTCAAAGGCTTTGATTTCATCATAGTGAGTTCCCGACTTTGAGTAGGATAATAATCTTCATCATCCTCCTCTGGCATGTCGGTAGCCATATTCCGTTCTTCTATGTCGTATCCAACCACCTCAATTTCGTTGCCTTGGGGTGTTTCAATGACGTCTTTTTCTTCTTGTTTGGGATCACTCTCGGCCTGTACTTCGGTGTCCTCAGAGCTTTCGCTATCGGATTCCTCTTCCTCGACATCGTGATAACCCTTACCGTCACAATGATCGCATCCTTCGCCATCACACTCAGGGCAAATTTCTGCTTCTTCACCCTCATCATCAGTGTATTGAATGAGACCATTCATCTCCATCGTCATAAGGCCCATTTCAGCCTCTGCTTGAAGATCCATAATACCCTTAAGACCTAGCCATTTAACTACGTTGGCTGGTAAAACGTATTCGCCTTCTGATATTTTAATATCGATATCATCACGGACATTTTTAGCATTAGATCCGATTGGTATCTCATTTCCTGATATGGGATCTACCATAAGACCTCCACAAGACATCTCAGGGATTTCGTCTTTAGCTACAGCCTTTTGAACCGCGTCTCCCCTTGCTTTCTCATAGGAGTTTAGCTTTCCATCACCGTTTAGGTCAGCTTTCTTATCGTCTCTCTGAAATCTCTTATTAGCCATTTCTAATCCTGCTTCTGTTGTGATGCCCTTGCGAGATTCTGCTAAACCTCCCAGCGCAAAACCCATTTTCTTTCCAAGTAACTGACCGCCAGCAAGTACAGCTTTACCTAGAGGCGCGAAGGTCTCGTATAGAGTGATGCCATCATCCTCGTCTTCTTGATTAAACTGAGACGTGTACGCTGAGGCCTCTAGGAGTGCGAAGGCGGCTTCCGGTGTAGTTTCGTCCGTAAATTCTTCATGGATTTCTGCATCAAGGGCTTGCAACCTTGCCCGACCTTCCGGATTTGGTTCATCAGTAGGCCACTCAAGGCCTGTCGCAATAGCATTATCAATAGCTTCTTGATCACTGACGATCTCCCCGTCCCAGACTGTTGGAATTAATGTTTCTTTACCGTCTATATTCACTATTATGGATCTGACGGTTTGCAGGTTTCCGGTATCTGGATCTTCTACCCCGAAGCCATTAGCGATATTGTAATAGTGATGATGTGTTAATGGATCCACGATATCTACTCAGTCTGGCAATCTACGATTATAAGTTAGGTCTTCTCTGGTGACTCCTCCCGCACGGTCACTGCCCATTTGATTAAGCATCTTGTAAGGAGGTATTTCTGCCCTAGCTTCTGGAGACATTGCGCGGCGGGCTTGTGTTAATGCTGATTTTAACTCACCCTGCTCATACCAATAGAGATCGTACCAAGTACCGTTGGACTCTTTAATTACCTTTGCAAGCTGTATATCTCTATCGTACTTAATGGCGTTAAAGGTGTCTAAAGCATTTCGCACAACAGGTTTTGCAAAGTTATTCAGAAAACCCGCTGATACATTGGTCAATTCATCTTCTGTTAGGGGGCCATTTATGTTTTCTAATACAGTTTGATTAAACCCAGATCTCGCCAACTCAGGATCACTGTCTTTTAGCTCATCGTACAAAAGCTTGGCATTCATCAGGTTTTCAATAGCTGTTGGCTCACCGTTTTTATGCTGCGTAAGTTTTATGGGCGCAGTTTCAGCTTGTTTTTTATCGAGGTATTCCGCGTAC